TTCGTCTTCGGCTTTAAGATTTCCGTACGGGAAATGAAACGTTAAACACCATTTGCCATCATAGAAAGAAAATTGAAAAATGCCCTCGTCGTCATTCATAAATTTGCGAAATAGGTCGCTGGCGAATTCTTCTTTTACTACCTCTAAATAAGGTTTTTTCGGAGTTTTGTTTTGAGGTTTTAACATTTTTATAAAAAATAAACGGCGTGAGTAGGTGCTGTTAAAACCTCGAAGTTTACGAAATTTGCTATATATTACTATATAGCGACACCCTCACGCCGTGAGTTATTAATATTTTAATTTATTTCAATTATAGAAACAAAAATACCTTCAAAGTTTTAACGGTGCAAAGGTACGACAAAAAAATAAACCAGCAAAATATTTCATAGATTATTTTTTAATAGGAACAAAAAATAATGAAATTATTCCTATAATAACACAAATAATTAATATATTGAATTCGGCTTCTGTTGTTTCATTTCCTTCAGAATTTATAAATCTGAAAATTAATCCAAATAATCCAATTAAACCTATAACACATCCCGTTGTATAAATAGGCACCATTGCGGCTTCTTTTTCTTTTTCTTGTCGTCTTTTTTCTTCTGTTATCCTAATATCTTCTTCAAGAGTATATTCATCACTAAGGATTAATTTTTTTTCTTCATCAGACAAAGCGCATCCATTATCATTGATTACCTCCACCCCTTCTATAAGTAAAGATTTATCTTTTAAATATGTTCTTTTCTTTATATATCCCTTTCTCTGTATCAAAAACTCAACGCTACAACTTTGTTCAGTAGCTTTTTTTACATGAGCTTCAACTGAGTAATCTTGATTTTGTAAATAATTAATAATTTTGGAAGAAGCTTTTTTATTAAGCTCTCCTATTTTTATTCCTCCAACTTTATATACCTCAACAATATCATTATAAATTTTAAGAAAAAGAGGGTCATATTCATTTAATTCTTCAAGTTTATAGAAATTTAAATTAGTCAAAAAATAAGTTAAATCATAATCTTCGCCAGGAAAACTTCCAAAAATATATTTATCATAATTAGTAATGTAATCACCTAAAAAAACAGGGACAGGCTCTATAAAATCATTGTTTTTCTTAAATACTTGTATAATAACAACTACTGCAAGTTTTATGCTTTCTTTTATGTAATGTTTCTTTAACGATGTTTTTATATAAAATTTATCCGTTTTTTTAAGATATGGCAATAAAACAGAAGCATCTTCCGAGTATAATTCTCCTATTATACCTAAATTACTTTTTACTAAAATTTGCTCATATCCATTAGAATTTTCTGAAATTTCTAAGAATAAAGGCTGATCAGGATACAATTTTTCTATAAATCTCTGATAATCATTATACCCTTTTAAAACTACATCTAAAATAGTCACTCTTTCCATAACTTGTACTAATTTAAGTTTTTTAATTAAAAGATTTTTTATTATTTTAATAATTTCTACAAAATTAGTAAATATTTTATAAAAATACAACTTTTTTTATTTCTTATTAATCTAAATTCAAGTAATTGAGTAATAAAAAAGCCCTCAATACGAGGGCTTTTGAGTGTTAAAAAATCATTCAGTTAAAATGGTTTTACTGAATATTGTTTGCCGCTCTTCTTATGCGGTCTGCTATATCATAAAGCGCGCCTTGTAGTTGTTGTTTTTCAGCTTCTGTAAATCCTCCTTCTCCTCCGTTTCCATCTCTTCCGTGTAGTTTGTTATATATCCAAGAAGATGATTTACCAAAATAATCCTTAGATAATCTCCCCCACGAAACATCTATAACAATATCATCAAGTTGTTGCATCATTGTTATTTTTTGTTTTTTTTCTGTTATTGTTTCCATAAATAAATATTTTTAAAAGCCCTCGTATTGAGGGCTTGTTTTAACCATAAATTAATTCATCTAAAATCTCTCGAATATAACTTAAAAGTCTTTTTGCTCCGTTTGGGTAAGCCTTTTTATAATTTCTGATGGCTTGTATTAGCTCCCATTCTCGGTCTGTAAGCTCTCGGCTTGTTGTTTCTTGTTCTACCATTTTAATTTGATTTTTTAACACTGCAAAGATACTGCGAATTTTCGCAATATCCAAATTTTTGAAGTCTTTTTTTACTATATAAAATGTTAAAGTTTTGCATAAAAAAGCCCTCGTATTGAGGGCTTTGGGTGTAATAAAAATAAATTCAATGAAGAATTTTAATTTAATCCGTATGCTGTACGGCGTATGCGTTCTGAGAGGTCAAAAAGTGCCCCCCGTAAGGTTTCTATTTCTTCTTTGGTAAATCCTCCTTCTCCTCCATTAAATCCCTTGTTGTTCATTTTTTTTGATAGCCAGGAACGGCTTTTTCCGAAATATTGTTCTGATATTTGCCCCCACGAAACTTCAACTATAATATCTGAAACTTGTTCTTTTACAACAGAGCTTTTTACTTGGTCTTGTGTTACTATTTCCATAAAATTATTTTTTTAGCCTCTTTTTACAGAGGCTTTGGGTTAATTATTATTTTCTTCTTCCTCTTCCTGGTACTGAATATCCATTAATTCATCAACTACCATTTGAATTTCTTCTTCAAGCATTCTAGCTCCATTTGGGTAGGCTTTTCTGTAATTCCTGAGAAGAGTAATGAGTTCCCATTCTTTACTAGTGATTTCTTTAATCATCTGAATTTTATTTTTATTACGTTGCAAAGATAATCAATTATTTTTGATTATTCAAATTTTTGAAGACTTTTTTTGCTATATAAAATGTTAAAATTATTCTTCTACTTCTTCATAATCAACATCATTTGCTGAGAGGTCGTTAAAGTCGACAACACCAGTACTGAGGGCTTCTCTAAGTATTTTGAAACTTTTTCTACTCATTTTTATATGATATTCGTGCGCTGTAATTTTGTCAAAATTGATTTCTTTTTCTTCTTTATCAAAATTAAACAAAGATTTGTACGAGTCCAAAGCTTTTCGGGCTTGTTCAAGGTTTTGGGCTTTTAGAGCTGTTAGGTGAAGTTGCCAATAACATTCAGCTAGCACGTTTCGTTCTGCGTTTAGGTCTGTTTTGTCTAATTCTCCGAAAATTTGCATAGCCCAGTTATAGTCTCTGTAAGCGGTGGACTGGCTCACGTTCATTTCTCGCATATGAATTTGTAGTGCCTGGTATTTAGAATATTTATTGGAAAGACGCAAAGAATGCACGTGCCGAAGTCGTTTTTTTACAACTTCTTCGGCAGGTGTCAGCTCAAATGAATCGTCAATAAAAGAAGCTGAAATACGTTGGTAAAATCCTTCTTTATCAAATTTTGTAATTTCCATATTTTTTTAAGGTCTAATAATCATTATTTGAGGCTATTCGTTGGAATTCAACAACAAAGCTAAATAGATTTTTAGTATTATCAAAAGACAAGGGCTTTTGTGTAATGGGTATTACTTTTTCCCATTTGCCTTGTATTTTCAAGAAACATAACGGCGATTTTATCAATTCCCAAAGTAATTCTACTTCATTAGGAAATATCCAACCTGTATTGAGTTTGTATATTCGTTTTTCTTTTACAAAGGCTTTGAATTCTTCTCCTTTAAAGACATTTTCAGATAACTGATGTTCAAAATTTATGCTTTGTTCGTATTCTCCAGAAAAAGCAAACCAATCAGGACAAAAATTTTGATTTTGAAAAATTGCAGTTATAGGGGTTTGGTTGGGTTCTGGTTTTGGTTCTAGGTGCAAATTTTCTTTTGAAATAATGTTAGTAGCGCCATAAGTTTGGTTAGCCACAGCTCGTTTAAAATAAAAATTTGCTACTCCCAACGGGTCTTTTATATTGCTCAAATCGGTTAGGTTTGATGCTATTTGCCCTAAATGTTTGCTTTTTACATCTTTTGTTAAAGCGCTTACAGATATGAAAGCATCAGTATAAGTGCTTCTAAGAGTAGCATTGGTAAGAAACGGAAACGCTTTAGGCTTTTTTCCTGCCAAGAAAAACAAATCAGAAAAAGAGTGTGTAGCTAAAACTTCTCCTTTGAAATTCTTTTCTTCAATAGTTAGAGCTACTCGGGTTGCTTTAAAAATTTCTTTGGGTTGTAATAGTTTTTGTTCACTGACATTTAGCACTTCAAGGCTTGGTATATTCTGAAAAAAGTCTTGTACTTCTGCGCCAATATCCAAATGTACTTCATCTTTGAAAAATACATAATCATAAACTTGTGTATTCTGGTATTTTCTTCCGTATCCCTCAAAATACATAGTTATTTTTGCTTGTACAAACTCACTTCCATTGTGTTTTTTTCGTAAAGAAATTATATTTTTATCCAAACAAAAATAAATATCTTTTATCTCTAAATTTACATCTTGTAAAACATTTAGCTCTACTGAAATAATTTGAGAAGTCCCCGCAGAAGAAGTTATTTTTATAAATCCTTTATGAAGTCCAATTCGAAATTTTTCAGAGTTTTTTGTACGAAAAGCAATATTTATTTTAGAGCGGTTTTCTTCATTTTTTTCGGTTATTTCTAAAAAATCTGAATGGGTTATAGTGAATTCTAATCGGTTTGGGTTATGAATGATAAAAGAAGCATTTTTTGTTTCTTTTTTTTCTCTAAAAACTTCAAAATTAAATTCTTTTTTATCAATACTAAAATTAGTATTGTCATTGATAATTTTTAGTTTTATTGTGAAATATTGACTTTCTCTTTGTATCAAACATTCGTTTTTCTCTTTTAAAACGGTTTGATTTCTACCCAAGTCAATACCTAATTTTTTAGCTTCTTCTTTGTAGTTGTGAGCTAAAGCAAACCGGATAAATATTTTATTAACTTTTTCATAAAAAGAAATGCTAAACATTCCCATTTGATAAGTTTCATTTGGGTCTGTTAGTACTTCTTTTCCCTTAGAAGCGTCAAATAAATGACTAAAAACTACATAGTCATTATGGTTGGAAAAAGATATTTCTGTATCTCCTGTTAGTTCTCCTGTGCTGTTGTTTAGTGTTATATTCAAAACAGGTTCAGCCTTTGGAGTACTTTTAGGAGCGTTGTTTTTAATTTTTGTTATAGAAATTGGTATTTCACGAGTTTCAAGAGTAGCTATTTTAGCACCAACTTCACCATATTGAGGATAAACATTTTTAATATCCACTTTTAGTGTAATATGTGTTTTTACACCTTCATCAGGAATATTTTTAAAATCTTTAAATCTTATTTGGAAGTTAAAATTTCGTTTTTCTTCGTTATCGAAAATAATTTGGTCTAACCTTTTACCAGGGGCAACCAATTCTATAAATTCATTTTCTTTAAAATCAATTGAGCATTCATACTCTACCTTTTTATATGTATATTCCTTATATTTTTCTAAAAGAAGTAATTCAGGAAAAACAACTGAAATATTTTGTGCTTGTGGAATGGGCGTTCCCTCTTGCCATTGTATATCAATAGAAGTAGGAGACAAATCCCAGTCTATGATTTCTGTTTCTTCTTCCCAGCAAATTATTCTGTCATCGTCTCGTATATAGTCCCAATTATCCGAGTTGCAAACTTGTTTTTGATAGGTCCTAGCCATAGTAATAAATTTAATTTTCTAAAATTTTTCGTATTTGTAGCACTATTTCTTCTCCTCGTATTTTTGGTAGTTCTTGTGAAATAAAATCAATAACTCCGCTTTTTGTTACCGCTGTATCAATAAAAGGTTGTGCCTTCATTCCTTTTTTGTAATAGTGTGTATGAAATAAATAAGTTGTTGTTCTTGGCTTTTTGCGGGTCCGTTCTGAGTGTTTTCGTAAAGTTTTTGGTTTTATCCCGAAATGTTGTATAAACCCGTGCCGTGCCAATACAATTGCGATTCCTCGTAGGTATTTTTGTTTATTTCCATCCATACGTTTAGAGGTTTTCATTTTGGCTTTTGCTTGTACATCTTTTATTTTTTTTCCTGAGTGTTGTATATGTGAAGCAAACCTACTTGTTTGGTTTTTTAAAGCACTTTCTAACATTGCAGCTGCTTTTTTTCCTAATTGTTTTTCATCCATATTTAATAATTTACAGCGGTTATTTCTACTTGGTAATTTTTGTTATCTAAGGTGTTTTTTACCAAAGATTTTATATAAAAACGTTGCCCGTAAGCATATAAAATATCTCTTATTTGGAAGTGTCTAAACTGATTTTTATTTGTTATAAAACTCCACGAAACCTCATTCGAAGCTATTCGCATTTTGTACCAATCTTTCCAAAAAGTACTAACAAAAGGAGGCATTAAACGTTTTTTTTCAAGGGCAAAATTATCATAGTTTATAACGCCTTCATACCAAATCAAGCCTAGTGTTTGGCTGTCATTTTTTCGAGGGTATGGCACCCGTTCTCCGTGAAATAATGCCAATGGTAATTGATAGCCTTTGATTTGTATTTGAGTGCTATTTTTGGGCGCTTCTTGTGAGAGTTGCACTCCGTTTTCATCAATAAAAATAGATGGATAATTATATTTTTTATCATCCATTTCAGGGAAAGAAATCCAATATGAGCGTTTATCAAGGAACGTTTTTTTAGGTTTTTCTACTGCAAAAGGTTGAAAATCTTTCATTTCTAATCGTTCATCTATTTGTATACGGTTCATATACAAATATTTATCTTTGATAAACATATCATAGTTTTTCCAGTTTTTGATAGTTTTTACCAAGTCCCCGAAAGTCATATCAGGAACGGCTTTTTTAAGATTTATTTCATTTAGGTTAAATATTTTTTCTATTACATTTCCGTTTACATCGTGTTCTGTAACAATGTTTAATTGAAATTTAAAAGGAGATTGTAAAGCCCCATTACTTTCTATTTGTAATTTATGAGCCTCGCTGTCTTCTATGTTAATAAGTTGAGTAAAACTGATAGTTTGGTCTTCAGTTACTTGTACTTCACGAATAACAATAGAGTCTAATTTTATACGAAGAATAAATTTTTCACCCTTTGGAAAAATAGGCAAATTATCACAAACCAAACGCCAAGTACCAGGTACTGAAAGTGTCTCTGTTATAGTTAAAATACCAAATTTATTTCCTCTTTCCACAGCTCGTTCTTGGAAATCTCCTCCTTCTGCTTGTAGTGTTTTTTCTTCTTGTCCTGAACTAGAAAAATAATCAATCCCAGAGTAAATAACTTGTTGTGCAAAATCTTCATCTGTGAGTATATCTCCTGCTAATTCTAATCCTGCATCAGCAAACCCTGTTTTTAATATATACAAAAGGTATGGCATCGGGTGTATGATGTTTCTGTTTACCAGGTTATTTATCCCTGCTGATTCATTGTTATTAGTAAATTCGTTTTTTTCTCTATAATTTAAAAAACCTCGAAATTCCTCCCAATGATTGTCCGTTTTTCCGTTGTTTTTCTTAGTATATGCTACTCTTGGAAAATTGTAATTTACTTGAGGATATTTCAATCTAAAAATTTCATTTGCGTGGTCATAAATATTAGGAACGGAAAATTTCAACAAAGGTAAATCACATAGTTTTTTATCAAAATTAGGTAACTCTTCAAATCCTGAATCTATTTGCGCTTGTACGATATTCCCTTCCACTGAAAGTATTTCTAATACTCCTTTTCGGGCTTTCCCATCTAATAGATGTACTCCAGTATGTTTTTTTTGTAAATTACTAATGTTTAAACCTGTATAATTTCCTACTTGCATTCGTATATCTGCATCCAATGAAAATTCAAAGGGCAATGAAAATTGAGTAAAAAATGTATCTTTAAACCTTGGGTTTTCTTCTTGGTAGGATATAGATAATTTACTTAAATCCAATACAAATTCTGATGTAACAAAACAATCTATCATAAGAGTTCGTTAAAAATATCTAAAAAATCATACAATTTAGTTTGGTTGCATTCGTGTAAATTTCCTAATGGTTGCTTTTCGTGCAAAGCCATTTCAAGGATTAATTTTGAAAATGTAATATATTTATTTGTTTTGGTAAAAACAGGCTTTTCTCCTTCGTTTTTCTGGTTTTTAGGTTGAAATATTTTAGGATATTTATTCACGATATATTGACGAGTACATAAATAAGCAAAGCATATTTCCGCTCTTTTTTTTGGTGAAATAGCATCTGTTATTTCTGCTATTTTAGGTAAAAAAGCACTGTCAAACGTTGTGTTTTTTTGTTTATACAAAACAGCTACTAGTTGTTGTGCATAAATTTCTGGCATCTTTTGTGTTTTCCATTGGTAAAAAATAGCATCAGAAACAGAAAATTGTTTAATAGAAATATCTGATAAACGAGGGGCTGGCGCTTGCAAAGTATCTGAAATTTCAGGAAATACAAATAAATCTACGGAATTATATACAAAATTTGCAAATTTAGACAAATCAGAAACTGAAACTTGATTAAAAATAGTCTTTGCTTTTCTTTTTTCAGCTTTTGAATTGTTTTTTCTTATTAAAATATCCAATATTTTTATAAATTTCTGTTCGAAATATTCATTATCTTGTAATAATAAATAGCATATTTCTTCTTTTTGCCAAGAATTAAGCTCTGAAAAGGACGAAGGTATTTGTATTTCCATAAAATTATTTTCTCTTCAAAATAAAATAACTACTAACAAGACTAAATATTATCGCAAAAACAATTTTTGCCCACCCTATTTTTACTTCTTTTTCTTTTATTTTTTGGGTTTTACTGGTTTGTATTAGCTGATTTTCTGTTATAGAAACCTGTTTTTTTTCTGAGACAAAGTGTAAAGTATCTTTTTTTTCTTCTCGTTTGGATAGCTTTTTTTTAACTTTTACTTTTCCATTTTTGACCTTTATAGTTTCTTTATTCTCCTCTTTTTGATGTTCAAAAATTAGTTCTTTGCTGTTACCTAAACTGTCTTTTTCGGTTTCAAGTTCCAATTCAAAATTTTGAAGATTTTCAAGATTTAAAATATTTACATTTTGCCGTTTTTCTGTTTTAAATAGGCTATCTGTATTTTTTATTACTTGTTGGGTTTGTTGTTCGTTTTGCTCAAAGGTTCTTATTTTTTTACTTCGACAACCAAACAACAGGAATATAAGTAACCCTAAAAAATATAATTTACTCTTCATTTCGTTCTGTATTTGGGGTGTTTTGTGTTTCTTTTTTGTTACTTTCTTGGCTTTTATGCATATATTCTGAAAAAACCTCTGCCATTTTTACAAAATCATCTTTATTAGCTATAATTTTTCCTATCATTTGCCCTGCATCATCCATTCTAACTTTATCTTCTGCCTTTTCATAAATACTTTTTACCTCAATACAGCAAAGCACAAAAGCGCCTCCTAATGTTATAAATGGGAAAAACCAAATATGATGGTCGTAATATTGCTCCAAATACCAAATAACAGACATTTGCATCGCATCTATAATTGTTAAAGCAATTAATAAGTTGTAATATTGAGCTGCTTTGCTAACGGATCGTCTGTAATCGTATGAAGTTCGCTTTTTTCCAATACTTTTGGCTTTACGTGTTCCGCTCCAAAGGTCTGCAAATATCATTATCATCACTAAAATATAAATTCCGAAAAGGATAAAAAGGCTAGTAAATATTTTTTCCATTTAAATTAAGTTTATAAGTTTTTATATTCTACTTGGGCATTGAAACAAGGGCAAGCTTTATTGACTTTTGGAAAGTCACGATGCCCGAGAATTTCAGCATTAGGATACATTTTTTTTAGTTCTCTGAGTAATGTTAAAAGGGCTTTTTTCTGCGCTTCAGTTCGGGTGTCTTTGGGTTTTAATGTGTTTTTGTCAATCCCCCCGATATAACATACTCCAATACTATTTTTGTTGAAATTTTCAACGTGTGCAGGGATTTTATCAATATCCCGCCCTTCTTCTATTCTTTTTCCAAGAAATTTTTCTTTTATTTTTATCCTTGTTTGTTGATAAAAACCGCTTTTATCTATTTTCTCTTTAAATACCAAAGGATTTTTAAGATAAAAAACAATTGCACTAAAATCGTAATTTTCAAGTTTAAAAATTTCGCATTTTTCAAAGATATTTTTATCATATTCTAAAAGAAAATCACCATCATAAAAATGAATTATTTCACCTCCTCGTGTGGTGTGTGAATATGCTATTTTTTGATTTTCTGTATTTACTAAAATTTCGTTACTATCTAAGTGAAAGGCAAAATGTTCTGTTTGATTTTTAGAAATTTCATGATAAAACCAACTCCAATCAGCATTTTTAAAATTAAATCTACATTCATAATTTTGAACTTCTGCATTATGCCCTGACGAGAAATGCTCATAAGTAATGGGATTTCTATTTTGTTCAACTGCTTCTATAAAACCTCTGAAAATTGGAGTAATAGCAGGTAATTCACCGTTTCCCCAATCAAAGTATTGTATTGCATTCATTTTTGTAGTTTTTTAATTATCGGATAAGGTGTAAAGCTCGCCACTATATCCCACCAATCTATAAAGGTTTTTTTATAATATTTATCAAAAAGTTCCTTGCTAAAACCTATGATAAATAGCCCAATAAAAGCTATTAATAAAGATTTGTAAAAACTCACAAAGAATAAAGAAACTAAAAGAAATAATATGAAAATTATATTTCCGTATTTGCTATGTAGCAATTTATCTGAGCCTTTTAATTTTTGAATTATGGTTTTCATATTTTTTAAATGTTTCTTATGTCAATGTAAATTTTATTATTAGCAGTACTTACCACTGCAGTACTTCCATCGCCTCCGTTGAATTGATTATCAGAAGTGAAAATAATTTGTTTATCAGCTTGGAAAGTAACAACAGAACCCGCAAAACACTTTCTAAAACTGATATTGTGATTATTTTCCATCGGGGTTAGGTTTATTTGACAAGAAGCTAAAACATTGAAATTTTGCCCGTACCAGCTTTTATCTACAACGGAATTGCTGTTTATTTCTTTTGATACTTGTGAGGTTGTTAAAGATTTTATTTGCTCTTCAATGTCTTCAGGCGCTGGTGTCCAATTTACAAGGTTCGTGCTTTCAAATACTCCACAAGCATAAAATAACCAGCTACCAGTCACTGAATTTAAGGTAAAATCTTCATTACCTATATCAGCCATATTTACTTTTACCCAATATATACACCAACCATTTCCTATTTCCTTCTTTTTTGTGTTTTTTTTAGGTATTCCACCTTCAACACAAAGAGCATCGAAACTTATAGGCCATCTTCCAAAATTAAAATTACCATTAGACAAGTTCTTAGCTATCACTAAGAAAATCAAATCTTTATTATTAAAATTGTAAGGAACACTTTTTAATTTATATTGAAGCTCTCCGCCTCCATCAAACCTATCTTCTTTAATAACATTTCCTAAAAAATCATCTTTAAAATTGCTAACCTCCCCACTTACATAACTTGTAAATCTATCAGCTTTGAATTTAGAATTCAATAATAAATTTCTACTCCCTATTTGTATATTATTGATAGCATCTTCTATATTTTGTGTTGTTGCAAGGTTATTGGGTATTCCATCTATACCATCCCAGTTGTGTCTGTGAGTTCGAAAGGCATAATCTGGGTGTGTATGATTTTTTGGGGCGTAAACCTCATCGTGGTTGTGGTCTTTATCTGCTTTTTTTGCTAATGCATCTTCTAAACCCGCTATATTACTAATCCCTAATGTACTGAGTATATGTTTATTTTGCTTGATATACGCTACAATCTCTTGAAGCTCATCTAATTCTGTATCAGGACTTTGTAGAATACGTGTAAGGTTGTCTATCAAGTCCTTCAAGTCTTGAGCTGTTCCAGAAAAGTTCCCCCGTGGTAACAATACAGAGACATCTACCTGTTGTAGTCCTTCCAGCTTTTTACGTAGCTCGGTAGTGAAATCCTCGGTGGTGAGTTTCTTCCCTGGTACTTTGTCTACCTTGTTGTCAAGCAATTCCTTATGTGCATGGCTATCCGTAAGATGGCTCTGTAGTTGTCCTGTTGTGGCTGTGCTTTGTATAGCACTTTCCAATCCTTCAATCGAATCCATTGGAATTTTTTCAGACTTATGCCAAAAACTGTCTATCCACGCCCAGAAGTGATCTTGGGTAGGCTTTTTGAAGTTTGAAAACCATTGCTTTAACGTCTGTATTGCTGTCATAATTACTTATTTAAAATCCTACGTATTCAATGAATTGTACTACACGATAAGGGGGCATATTGTTGTGGGGTTGGTCGCCTCCTGTAGGTTCAATTTGAATAACATTCCTTCGGTTATGAACTACTTCCCAAAAATCCATGTTAAAGGCCGTACCATCACCTCTACTATCTGAGTCGTTACCCGAGCCATCATTCACAGCATCGTGTTTGTGTTTGGGCATTTCGGCTATGGTAAGTTTATGGGAACGTTCGCCCCCTTGCTTTAACACCTGATTAAGCCCGTAGTCTTGTGAGTCTTCGGGTTTCTTAACATAGTCAGGATCAAGACCAATAGGCATTTTACCCCGCAAATTCACGTATTCTCTCCAGCCTGCGGGTATTTCTGAGGCGGGCTTACCCCATAAAGCAATCAGCCCAATAGGCACCGCTTGTTTCTGCTTCTTAAGTTTTTCCACTTCATCTTTTAACTCTTTAAGTGCTTCGTTTTCAGCTTTATCTTTACCTAAATCTTGGAGGTTAGTAACACGTTGAAAATCCTCCCAATTGAAAGTCTTCTCAGGAAGAGACCTGCCGAATGCTACACTTCTAATAACTTCCAGAGGACGTAGGAATCCGTCTTCAAATGTTACTTCATTGGTTACTTCTTTGATAAATACCGTATCATCTTTGGCGCCCCCTTCAAAAGGAAAGAGCTCGCCGTTGATAAAGACAGTACCGGGAGTGATGGTGTTGCCTATCTCCTCACAACCTGAGATAATAACCTTATTTCCCGCAAGGTGTCCGAAGTGGTTAAATAGGCTGTAGGCATTTTGCATAAAGGCAAGGAAATTGACGTCAAAGGGGTATCCCGCCTCGTGTGTTAGGTTTAATTTGTTCATATTATTTAATTTCTATTGTCCATCTTTTGCCTGCTAACTTGTAAAAGTTCACCAGAGCTTCTAACTTGTATCTATCATACTCCAGTCCCAGAGGAAGTACTACAACAAAATCTACTCCCCCATCTATATATGCACCTCTTTGGTAGAGGAAGACTTTACCAATGTACAAAGGTCTATTAGCACTGCGGGGGTAGATATACAGCCTTTGTTTTTGCCTGCCATCTTCTATCTTAATACGTCTTAGCTGAGGGTCAAATTCATCATTGAGAGCCTTGCGCAGGTAGCATACTTGGCTGTTATGAGCGAGGTTGTACAAGTCTCTTTCTCTATGTACTTTGAAATTGTCTAATAACTTATTCAGGGGCATTGCTAATGTCCTTAGCCACGCTATGAGCTTCAGCTTGCGCAAAAAGGTAGGGATAAGAAGTACAAGTAACTTATCAATATTAAGATTATACATTGCTAATGTAGGTTATATCGTTAAAGTTATCAATGGTAAAGTAGCCTGCGGTGGGTATTTTGCTTATTTCAATGGTTTCAAATGCGCCATACTCGCCACTACTGGTGACGTTTTTACTTTGTGCTAACACTAAGTGTGGTATTTTCACCCCTTCTGCCTGTTGTAGCGCATCAATAAGGTGCGCTAAGACCAATTCGCCGTTAAAAGGCAGGCGTTTTAAGTAGCTTTTTATTGCCTCTTCTACTGGGTGTGTAGCGTGAATGATACTTTGACCATTACTATCAAGCACCAAAGGATCATATACTATCTTCATTTGCAGGTGCAGAATATCGGGTTGGTAGTTCACCACTGATAGGCGTACCCCCGCGTCTTTTATCTCTGATAAATAGGCTTCAAAGGCTTGCTTTTGGGCATCGGTAATAGGTTGGAGCGTGTCGCCTTGTTCTCCTGCTATCTTCACTATCAAACGCCCCTCGTTTTTACTTTCTATTACTGCTGAGTACTTCACTATCTTACTGGCTTCTATAGCTCCCTCTGTATGCCCTTGGTTATTGAAGGTATCGCTGTCGGGTAACAAATCAAGGCCGTATTGAAAGGCAAGGGCTTTGCTACGATACCACCGTGCGGTATGAGGTTTAAGCTCAGCAAGGCGTTTGTCAATATCTGCCCTGTGTAGGTCGAATAGCTTCTCAAGGCTCCATATTGCTACTGAGATGATATATACCCACAATCGCCATATAGCTACTTTGGAGGTGCTGTTGAGGCTTTCCAATGCAGGCTCTTGTGCTTTAGCTTGCAGGATAAGGGTTTGTATTTCTTGTATAGTGCGTGCCATAGTTATTGTTGTGTTACTACAAAATCTAAATTTATTGCCCAAATGCTAATACCACCAAGGCGTTCAAATACTTGTTCGTCGGCCTTGGTTAAGGCTGTGGCAGGCTGGATGTTCTTTGTGATGTAATAGGCTAATATATCTTTATTAGTGAACGCTTCTGCGGGTAGTACTAAGGTTTTGCCCGCCTGTACATCATCGGTGATATTGAGGATGTTAGCCTCTGCCAATTCAAAGACGCTTTCAATGGTACCCGTGTGTTGTAGGGCGAGGTCGAGGAGCGACTGATTATGTAGAGCTGTGATTGTCATTTCGCTTTTCCATTTAACTGCTTGTATTTCTTTAGTTCGGTAAGGAGCTCCTCTACAGATTGCTCCAAGTCTTTGATACGTTGGTTGGCGTACTTGAGCTCTTCAATAGCTTTGGCGTACTTAGCCCCTAAGTCTTCTATCATCTCTCGGTATATCTTCACCGCTTTATCTACATTGTCAAGTTCGGAGGTTTGTAGTTCCATTTGTTGTTTAGGCCTTCCGAAAAACCAACCCGCTAAGCCCGATAATACCATACCGATAAACGAACCTAAATGCTCTTTAAGTACTTCTGTTATCCATTCCATTGTGATATGTGTTTTTAAGTTATAGTTCCTTTCCCTTCACCTGTAGTAGCCCCAGTTTGGGCGGTGGCTGTTCCTGCTGTGGTTACCCTAATGCCAGGAGCTACTGTTACCTCACCACCCTTAACAAAGTCGTCAATAAGGCTTGCTAAGCGTTCGGCGTACTCTTCTATACTGTTATCGGTTTTGGTAAGCATATCCCGCAGAAGGGCAATAATGCCTTGTTTGAGGGCTTGTTTGTTTAGTGCCATAGATTAATTATATTGTCCATCAATTAGTAATTTGCCGTCCTCTTGTAGGGCTACATCGTTAATCTGCATACCGTCATACTCCAACTGTTTCTTTATTTCAATGAGTACTTCGGTATAGAGGTCATCGGCGAGCATTTGGGCGATGCCTACCCCTACTTCGGGGTGCTCTTTCCATTCACCCTTCTCAGTAGTAAGGATAGCCTTTTGCTGTTGGTTATCGGAGTACCCCACTTCAAAATCACCTGCTAATAGGCGCAAATCGTTTTCCTCATCTATTAGTATATCTTTCATTAAGCTGTCTGCATTTGGTTTATACTATTGATAGCCCTAAGAAGTTCCTCCTTGACCATTGCTCCAAAGTTCTCTACTCCTTCACGTACAGAGGAAACATATACCTTAGTATCAGTGCCTACATTGCCTATCTGTATATTGATATGCGTTTGTCGGGTGCCTCCTGATACAATATTGTCCTTGGTTTTAGTGCCTTCTCCCGTGGTGGCAGTAGTTTCTCCCATAATAGGACTTATCCCTGGCGTAGGACTGCTTTCGGTTTTCATACCCAGCTTGCCCATTAGCCCGTCTTTTACCTCTTTAAAACTCTTGAACTCTAAGGAGTCCCAAGCTTTGCCAAAGGCTTCTTTGGCTTTAGCTTCTGCCTCATTTGCCTTCTTATAGCCCTCCGTTACCGATTTGGCACGCTCCTGCAAGTCGTTTTGTATCTTGGCAATCATCGCTTGGTTCTCAGAACTATCGCCTAAACCAACCGCTTCTTTGAATTTATACCAAGCGAGCTTACAGGCATCTATACCCGCCATAAAAGCATTAACAGCTGTATTCCAATGAGCTTTATAGGTGAGTATAAAGGCTTCCCATATATACTTCATACCTTGTATGGTATGTTCCCACGCCTTACCCCAACCACTTATACCTACAATGCAATAAGTGATGATAGCAATAAGGGCTATAATACCTGCTATTATCCACGTAATAGGGTTGGCTAAAAAAGCAAGGTTTGTCTTAATCACTGCCCAGGTGAGCCTATTTTGCCAAGCAGTCGCTATAGCCGTATAGGTGTTGTGTAGTATCATAGCTGTTGCGTATATACCTATAGCTCCTGCTACGAGAAGCACCACGGGGTTAGCCTCTTGAAACTTCTGAATAAGCCACCCTATACCTCCTCCTATGCTTGAAAATATAACTGCCATAAGGTCTACCAAGGGACCAAGTATAGGACTAATAGCCTCATACACTTTTAGAGCAAGCTCGGTGATAGAGTCCATCATCTTATTGAACTTACCGCTAAGGGTTTGTCCCGCCTTTTCGGCACCTTGGTAAAATAGCCCTTGTTTATCCGTCGCCCATTCAAAGGCTTGTGCCAACTCTTGCGCCGAAATACCTCCTTTACTCATTCGCTCTTTGAGCTGTGCCATACTCTCGCCAGTGCGCTCACTTATCACTTGCAAGGGGTTGAAGCCCGCATTTATCATCTGCATTAAGTCCTGCCCCTGTAGCTTGCCTGCCGAGGTGGCTTGTGCAAAAGCAAGTGATAAGCTCTTCATTTTTTGGGCATCGCCCATAGCTATATCTCCGATGTTCTTTAGCTTGCCAAAAGCAAACTCAGAGGAAAGCCCGAAGGACATCATTGTCTTCTGTGCTTCAATAAGTCCCGCCTTGTCGTAGGGTGTTTTTACCCCATAATCGGAGAGCTGAGCATATAAGGCTTTGGCTTTTTCTACATCGCCTCGAAGCAAAGTAGTAATATTAGCTTGTTGCAAGTCGGCTTCCATACCCTTGCGGATGCTTCCCCCTATCACGGCTCCCGCCAATATAAGAGGGTTGGTAGCTATCCCAGGTAGCCCTGCCATAGCCTCAGAGAACCACGAGCGCAGGCGACCCCCCGTGTTATTTTGCAAGTGAGTAACCTGCCTTTCTAAGCGATTAATTTCACGATTATAGGTGCGAATGGTTGTAAGTCCATTAGCAGGCAACAAATCACGCTCAGCACGCAACAGATTGATACGACTTTGCAAGGTACTCACCGAAGAGCCCATTTGGCTAAACTCCTGCGACACCTGCCTTTGCAATCGTTCCAAAGAGCCAAAGCGGTCAAGCACCGCATCAGTAGTCATATTGATGCGTTGCAAGCGTTCACTTATCATATCTCGTAAGGATAAGGTATATTGTAACAAGTCTGCCATTGGTAATTATTGTTCCTTTTCTTTTTGTCTAAGCCATTCTAATTCTTTTACTCGCATAGCCCATTGGGTATCGGTGAGGCCGTCAGGATTGGCAATGTGCATATAATAACGCAGTGAAGCGTTAGTGATACGAAGCCAATCCCTATCCTCGTCTATTTCCGCATCACTTAGAGCTTTTCCAAAGTAGCCTCTTTGATTTGTATAAGGTCGGGTAGTTTGCTACTTACAGCTAAGAAGAGCGCATCATCTGTCTTTATCTCTTCATCACCACCCAACCAACAGTTCTCAAGTATTACCTCATTAAACCTTAGCGGGTCTTTGGTCGCCAAAGTCGAGGCATAGCTAAGGGTTTTGCGGTCAGGCGTACGCAAATACGCCTTTTTGTTTTCTACACTAATTACAAAGATGTCTTTGTATTGTTTTTTCCATTCTTGGATTTGTTCTTTAGTTATCATTTTAAACTGCTTTTAAAAGGTTTTTAAAGTGCAAGTTGCACAGGCATTTTGTTATTGTTTAATTTGTTAGGCTTGGCGTATTACATCTGTAAAGATAATAGGAAGCTCCATAATCATATTCTTATCGCCCTGCTTCATTCCTTTTTTCACTTCGGTAAATTCCACGTGCTTGAGAATATCGGTAACTATCTGTCCGCCGTCCAAAGGCACGTAGGAAGCCACAAGGTCAAAGCTAAGGCTAAGTATATCGTTATTTGGGGCATCGCGGGTCATTGCTTCTGCCTCACTTTGCCAAAGGCTTATTTTACCCTCATAACTGCGGTTGCCTGCTACTATTCCGTGAGGCTTACACCCACGTCCATAAAGAAAGTCTTTCTCGCGTTTCTCGGTGTATTCCAACTCTGTAACTCCTATAATGATACGTCCACCAAAGACGATAGAGAGTTCGCACCACGCATATTGTTTGCTGTCAAATGTTGCCATAATATTAATTTGTTGTTGTAGTAAAGCCAATATTTACTTCTATAAAGTCAGCATAGCCCACAGGTAATAGTTTGATGCCTATCACCACTTTGCCCGTTTGTAGTACACGTTGCTTTGGATCTATATCTATCTTTACCGCTGATAGCTCGCCTTGCGATACCATTTGGCTTTGCAGGGTACTCTCAAGTTTGGTTTGCCAACCTTTGATAATAGCAGGGTGAATACTGCCGTCTTCGGATAGTAACACCTCGTCGCTGAGTTCCTCTACCAATACCCCATAACTTAGGAGCATTGCTTTGTCCATTACTAAGCCGTTGCATAGACTCTTAAAGTCATCGGTGGGTTTGGTAAGGGTATTATCGCCCGAAAAGTAGTATCCCGAACGTCCTACAAAGGTGCGAAAGAAGATATATCCTTTGTCGTCAAGCGCGTCCCATTGGTCAGCTTTACTGTCTATAGTCGTTCCGTCAGTGAAGTATGCTACCAAGGGTAATACATTGCCGTCTTTTACGCGGTGAATTTTGCGCTGTACGGGTATTTTGGTTATTTTGCCTAAGAAAAGCCCTATAGAAGCATCTTTTTCCTTGTCGTCATTCCCAATAAAACAAGCCACTTTGTTGAGTTCGTTTTCGGAAAAATTAGTAAGGTCGGCTACTTTGCCGTTCCAACTATTGCCCGATACGACTATCCTAAAAGGCATATACTTCTTTTCAAAGTGTTCGGCAAGGGCTTGACCTTTCACTACGGCTGTCTGCACATCGGCGTCTAAGCCTGTGGTGATAGTCTCACTACCCGTTGCTTTTTTCACTACCCCAAGCACGCGGATAGCTCCTTTGGCATCAGCTATGAGAGTTGGAGCAAAAACGCCATCTTTGTCAAGCATTGCCGTCATAGTAGTAGCATCCGATACGAGCATTACCCACAGAGGGGTACCCGTTGGAGCCTGGTCATAAAACGCTTTGATATGCTTGTAGGCAAAGGCGTTTTCAGTTTCTGAAATTCCCAAAGCTAAGGCTTCTTTTAATGAGAAAACTTGGTACGACTTGCCCAACTCTACTTTATTGCTCACCGTAACTCCCGTTGTGATAAGCCCAGTAGTCTTTTGTATAGCCGTAGTTCTGCCTAAGCCGTCTTTGGCAATATTGAATAATACTTTAGGTAATGCCATTATTTTTTAGTTTTTTTTAGGGTTTAAATTAGGAATATCTTCCTCTGAGTTTTCTGAGCTATCGGACTTCTCGGGTACGTCAGACTGGTCTGAAGTTTCTTGTTTGAATTCCTCTATAGCGCTATCCTCTAAGGTTTGTGCGTGGTTTTGTGCATCTTTCTTTAGTAAGAATAGAAACCCATCGGAGGTAGCAAAGAGCTCTTTTGTCGCTTTGTTTTCCTCAAAATATTGTTTTGCTTTTTCTGCTGTTGTCATTGTATTCTATTTTTAAAGTTAATATAGGAGTAGGGTGAGGTATGGATACCATTGAACTCGTCCGCTCACCCTACTATATATTCCTATAAGATAGCACCTAAGAATTTAGGTGTTTTAGCGCGGATAACTCCTACTAAGGCACGTTGAGCGAAAGAGATAGCATCGGCTTGTAGACCTGCATCGCGTAGAGTGGCATACATCTTTACATCGCCGAAGCAACGGAACACTTCACTCGTTACCCACATAAATGAAGCGCGTTTGTCGCTACTTGCCTTGACAGAACCAAAGGGTTTTTTCTCCTTAGTAGTACCATCATAGAGTGGGTTTTGGCTGTATTGGAATACGTTTATTCCATACATTTGTTTTTCGTTCATAATATCCTTGTACAAGCGTTTGTCCTCTTTACGAATACGAGCAAAATGTTCGGGGGTGAAACAGATATTGATTCCCTCAAGGATATCGTTTTCCTCCATAAACTGTTTAAGGTCTATGATAGCATCAATCACTGAGTCGTTGGCGGAGAGGTTACACACCTTATTACCAGCGCCATCTTGCTTAGGAGCCCAAGCGTAAGCGGCACGTTTGCCGATATTCTTAGCTAAGGATATGCGGTGGCGTTGTATTACACTGGAGCGTTTGTCGTAAGCAAGCTCAATATCTTGCAACTCTCTGTGGCGTGTTTGTTCGGTAGAATAGGTGTGTAACACTACCTCATTACCTATATCAGTAATATCGGTAACGGGCAATGGGTTATTAGCCGTGGCAAAATAATCTTCGTGTACGGCAGGTTCCACACCTGCTTCAGCAAGGTGTAACTTGTTATGCTCTACATATTGTGACAAGTCTACACTCTGATAGACAAACGAATTATTAGGGATAGGGTTTTCTTTAATACCTGCTATCCATACTTCTGTCTGTAGCCCTGCCATAGCTACTCCTTTGAAAATAGAGGGAGTAACATATTGAACTATCGTAGAAGTCGCTACAATAGCTGTTGCTACTATGGGTACTGAAGCACCTACGATTGGTGCAATAAACATTGAGGCAATAAGTGCCAATAATGCATTAACGAATAATGCTTTTGATGATAATTTCATACTGTTTTAAATTGTTTTTAAAGGGTTATTAAATTACTTTTCGGTGTAACGTACGCCCTTAGCATAATCTTTGGCTAAGCGGGCATACTCCTCAGGCTGTTCGTCTCTGAGTTGACGGAGCTTTGCAGGGTTGTACTTTTGCAAGTAGTCAAAGTTTTCATCGGCAGTACCTGTTGGTTTTGCACCTGCTCCCAACACTACCTCACGCACTGTGTTAGCCTTTCCTTGCTGCGTATTCTCGGTTTCCTTATCGGCAACGAGTTTAGAGAGTACGGCTTTTTGTCCGTCAAAATCGGCTTCAAACTGCTTTAGCTGGCTTTCTTTGAGGGCTTGTGGGATAAGCCCTAATTGTACGGCTTTGTTCACCAAGGCTGTAGCTTCGGCAGTGCGAGTTTCGCTAATAGTCTTTTTCAAAGCTACTATTTCGGCATCTGCTTTTTCTTTAGCTGTTTTGAGGTTATGTAAGGCACTTAGTACTGCCTCCTCTTTTACATTGTCGCCCATACCCAAGGCAAGGGCTATTACTTTAATATCCATATTATTTGTATTATGTGTTACTATTTTTTTGAGTTGAAAGGGCTTTCCGTCTTTGGATAGCTTGAGGGCATTGTCGTTGCCCCCTATATCAACAATGGAGATCTCCACAAGCTTACAAGCGGTTACGGTTTCATATACTTGCCCTTCCAAAAGGTGTTGTGGATCAGCAGATACTTCTTTTATTTCGGCAAACATTGAGGCCATACGTATATAGCCACGTTCCACTTTGCCCGCTATCTTCTTAGCAAATTCGTCTTGCTCATCAAACTCTACTTCTGCTATAAGAGTAGTTCCCTCCTTGTATAGTTTGGTACAGCGTCCAATGACTTCGCTACCCTTGTTGCCATATCCGTCTCGCTCGTGCATGAAGAGTACAACGGGGTTACGCATGTATTGTTGGTAGTCAATACCTTCTGTAAGGATACGGTATCCATAGCTGTTTACGTTCTCGGTATTGATGATAAATTGGTGCTTCATTGGCTTCCTTTTTTGGGTTAATTTCTCAATTCGGGTGCAAAGGTATTGCAGGTTTTACGGCGGGGAAAATCGGCGTACAAACCTTGTACTAATTCTGTACAACCATTGTACTGATTTTGTACAAGGCTTGTATAAGAATTTCGTTACCTCCCTTAATCCCACGAACTTTGCAACGAAAAAACAAGGAAGTATAATGGAATTTGACCTCAAAGAACTCACTGCACGAGCATTTTTGGACTACGTAGGCCCAGCCTTTCCCTCGTGGTGGGCTAATAACAAAACAAAATATGTACTCCCAAGCCTCTCGAATATTAGCGAGGCTCGTAGCAACGGGAGTCAGTATTTTATGACACTGAATGTTGCCGATAAAGCAGGCGTGCAAACGCTTTTCCCAAATGAACCTTTGGTGAGCTTTTCACTCACTAAAACCATTGTAGAGACGGCAACAGTAGGTAAACACCGCAGAGGTAAGGTAAAGGAGTACATAGCTACCGAAGACTGGCAGATTACTATTAAGGGGCTTTGCATAGACACCAATAACCCCGACTTGTACCCTACAGCACAAGTACAAAGTCTTAACCGCTTGTTTGAAAAGAACGAAAGTTTGGAGGTCATAGGTAACAAACTCTTTACCCTCTTTGATATTCGTAACATCGTACTCAAAGATATTAGCTTCGAGGCTATGGAGGGCAAGGAGGGCATACAGAAGTACACCATCAAAGCCGTGTCAGATATGGACTTCTATGCTGAGTTAGATGAAAAGAGAACACAATTAAACCACTTATACTAATGTTTGTATTACAAGCGATTATCAAAATAGGAGATTACACTTTCAAGGCTGTGCATAGTGTGAAAATCACCAAATCAGTAGACGAATTAGCCGATACTTGTACGATTGAACTGCCTACCCATTTTAAAGTGGACAAAGGGGGTGAGCCCCTCTATACGGAAAAGGCAATCAAGGCAGGTGATAAGGTGAGCGTTACCCTTGCTTATGAGGGGGTATATAGCGGAGTAGAGTTTGAGGGCTATGTAAAGAAGGTCAAGCCAAGCATTCCCGTTAGCATAGAGTGTGAAGATGCTATGTATTTACTTAGAAGAAAGAATATCAACAAATCGTGGCAAAAAACAACTCTTAAAGAAGTATTGCAGGAGGTAGTGAAAGATACTCCTATTGCCCTGGCTGATAATATACCACAAATGCAGTTAGACCAATGGCTTATTCGCAACGCCAATGGCACACAGGTATTGGATAAGCTCAAAGAGGAATTTAGGCTAAGTATCTTTATTAATGATGAGGGCAAGCTATATGCAGGGCTTTCGGAGCTTACCAATATAGGGCAAACCGCACGCTATGACCTTAACTATAACATCGTGGCGAATGACTTGGAATACCGTACCAAGGACGAACGTAAGCTAAAAGTACAATATACCTACATAGATAAGAACAACAAAAAGAAAACTGTAGAAGAGGGTGATCCTGATGGTGAGCTGAGAACATTTCATACCTCTGTGGTGAGCGATGAGGCTAAGCTACGAGATATGGCAAGAGCGGAAATCGAAAAGCTAAAATATGACGGCTTTGATGGCTCTATAACGAGTTTCTTAGTACCCTATGCCACACGTGGTATGCAGGCACATATTATTGATAAAGAACTGAAAGAGATAGACGAACGCTATTTCATTAAAAAAGTAGAAACTACCTTTGGGCGCAATGGAGCACGCCGACAAGTAACCATAGGAGCAAGATTATGAGTATAGATAGAGAATTAGCCGAAGGAATTCGTCAGATAGTCAAACGCAAAACCCCCACCATAGCCGTAGAGGTGCTATCTGTAGACAAAGCACAAGGCACGTGTGAGGTGAAGGACGACGAGCTACAATATACGGTACGCTTAGCTTCGGTGATTAACGAGAATACTGAGCGGTTTTACCTTTTTCCAAAGGTAGGAAGTAGCGTATTGATCGCATCAATAGGAGAGGACGAAAACCGCTATTATGTGGTGGCCTATAGTGAAATTGAAAGTGTGAGCCTACGAATAGAAGACACTCAGCTTACCATAGACAAAGCGGGGGTACATCTGCAACGTGGGGAAGTAGATTTTAAAAGCCTTTTAAATGACCTTTTAAGTGAACTTAAAACGGCAGTGATACAAACCCCTGCAGGGCCTAGCAACTTCGCCCCTAACAACGTGGCAAAGTTCGAAGAGATTAATAACAAAATAAATCAATTACTACAATAGAATATGGCACGACTAACAGCCGTTGAGGCAGATTACAAAAAATCACAAGCTAAGGAGCTTTTTTCCAAAGGCTTTAGCATTGCCAATATATCGGAGATGATAGGTATAGGCATTAAAACGCTGGGCAAATGGAGAGAGGAGGGCAAGTGGGATGATGAGAAAGAATTGCAAACCCTCAAGCCCTCAAATATTCGCAAACTCACCCTCAAGTGTGCGCAAGCTATTGAGCGGGGGGAACCTCTTCCCTATAAGGCGGACGATATTACTAAAATCGTTGCCGCTTTTGACCGTATCACTGACCATAATAAGATTGCAGTATATACTATGGAAAGCCTCGACGGCTTTACTAACTTTATCTTAGAGAAAGCAGGGCAAAGTAGCGGTAAAAAGCGTGAAACTTATATGAGCACCATCAAAGAGATACGCCCTTACTTTGATATGTATATAACCGAATTATTACAACGAGGCGATGACTAAAACAGAACTCAAAGAAGCCAAAGAACGCTATTTTGCCAAATCCAAAATGATACGGGAGCTTACCTATGAAGCTATCCAAAAGGAGACGGCAGACGAACAAGAGGCACGCATCAAACGGCTACTAAAACCCGAAAATTACGGTGAGTTTTTCGATTACTATTTCGGGCTTGACAGTGGGTTACCCTTGGGCGATGCCAAGACACCTAAGTTTCATATTGACGACTATATAAGGCTATACAAAGACCCTTATATCCGTCAGTTTAGAAAGAAGTTCAGAGGTGCAGGTAAGTCCATACAATCCAATGTAGGTAACATCTGCCATCTCAAGCAGAATAACCTCGCCTTCTTTCCTATCCTTATAGGAGCGAACGAGGGGCTGGCTAAAATACTACTATCCGACTTACAAGCACACTTGGAGAACAATCAGAAGTTTATCAAAGACTTTGGCTTGCAACTCTCTTATGGGGATTGGTCGGATGGTGATTTTCAGACTACAGACGGCAAGCACTTCAAAGCCTTGGGACTTAACCAACCTTTCAGAGGGTTACGTTTTGGTATGTATCGCCCCGACTTGGCTATTTTGGATGATATAGAGGACTTAGACCGTGCCAAACGCCCAGATATGATAGAGAAGTACGGCAAGAAGATAACAGGCGACTTGGTGAAAGCCTTTCACCGAAAACGGGGCAGGCTCATCATCAATAACAACTATATTGTCAAAGACGGCATTTTGGACTACCTATACGACAAGTGGAAAGATAGCCCACACCTACACGATTCAGTTACAAACCTTGCTACTGTAAATATTACCCGAGAGAACTATATGGATGTAGAGTGGGAACCCTCATGGAAAGAGCGAGATACTAAGGAGGATATTATTCGTATCTTAATGAATGATGACTACTATACCTCACAGCGAGAGGATTTTAATAACCCTATTGAGGAGGGAAAGCTTTTTAAGGCTAAAGATATTGCCTTGGTACGCATAGCAGACAACGAGGCGTGGGACGGATTGCTTGACCATTGGGACTTATCCTACACCGCTACGGGCGACTATAAAGCGGGGGTACTCATTGGCATCAAAGGTATTAAGCTGTACGTGTTAGAGGTATTTTGCCAAAGGTGTGAACTTAATGCAGCTATGGAAGTGCGCGCCCAATGGGTGAAAAAGTACCTTAAAAAAGGCTATAATACTATGGGCTTCTTTGATGCTACTATGGCACAGAAAGCCGTCTATACCCCTATTATTATGCAGAGTGCAGAGGACAACGCTTGCCCTAATATCCCTATTGGTCTGCACCAGGAGGGCGACAAGCACAACCGTATCTCGGCAGGGATTACCAATGCGCTCTTTCGCAAGATATTGTACTGGGACGAGACTCTTCCCAAGCGTTCAGAAAAGGACTATAACGCTTTTAATAAACAGCTACTTTCTTTTGAAAAAGGAACAGCTTCAAACGATGACGCCCCCGATACCTTAGAGCGTGCCATTACCCTTGCTCAACAGTATTTTGGCTATTCTGAAAACCCATTACAAAGCGGGCGACCTTTTATTGCTAAACACAAACGTAGAACTATATGAGTACTCCGAGAAAAGAACTATTTGTAAAAGTAAAAAAAGCCCTTGCCTCTATTGAAGGCATTGAGCTCATAGACCTGCAACGAGGGCAGTTTGACAACCCCGAAAATGGCTATCCCGAAATATGGACGGCTGCACTCATTCAGGTAATGCCTATCGCTTACGAGACGATGACCCAACACGTGCAAGAGGGCGAGTGTGAGTTTCATATCGACTTTTATTGTAAAGACGGCTGGACAGACCAACACTTAGGAACTGCCGACCCCGAAGAGGGACTTATGGAACTGGATATATTGGATAAAATCACCGATACGATACAATTCCTACAAGGCGAACAATTCAAGCCCGTACAGCAGGTGCGAGAGGAGGAATTACGCCTAAGTGATGACGGCATTATGAGCTATCGCATTACCTTCACCACGCGCATTTATAGACAAACACCCTACCCTTACGAACCTAAGAAACTCAAATTAAATATGATTTAAAATGTATTTAACGAAAGACGAACTCAAAACCGTAGCCACCAAAGAGGTAATAGACCTTATCACCCAAGGCGACGAGCAGATAGTAACTGAAATCATTGCCGAAAGCATAGACCTAATGGCTTCGTACCTCTATAAGTATTACAATACGGAGGCTATTTTCGCCAAAGAGGGTGACGAGCGTAGCAAAATACTGCTCAAGTACCTCAAGGATATTGTTATCCACGAAATCTATATAAGGCGAAGTAAAACCTTTAATCAAGTAGCAAAGCTCCGCTATGACGAGGCTATGCTATGGCTCGAAAAGATAGCCAAAGGCGAAATAGAAGTCGCCCTACCCAAACGTCTAAAAGATACCGATGGCGACGGCACCCCCGATACGCCTACCCCTTTTATGAAGCTCGGAGGGCGCAAAACCTATAAAAATCATTGGTGATTATGCCTAACAACAATTTACAAGAACTCCGCCGAAAGCTCGAAGCCCTTGCGCGCTTGGTGGCTAATGATGTCCCCGTTGTACTTAAAACAGAGGGACTCAAGTTTATTCAAAAGAACTTCCAAGATGAGGGGTTTAACGATGGCGGACTACAAAAGTGGCTACCCCGAAAAACTACCGACACACGAGGGCGAGACCTTACTCGTTACCGCTCGGATAGGGTAGGCAAAAAAGGCACCCTTACCCCCTTTGGCAAACGTAATCAAGGGCGTGCTATCCTTACAGGTTATAATTCGGGAGGTAACAAGTTACGACACTCGTTTAGGGCGCGTATGGAGAAAATGCAGGTTACCTTCTACACCCATAAGGAGTATGCTCGTAGACATAATGAGGGATTAGAGGGTATGCCTAAGCGACAATTTATAGGCGACTCCAAAACCTTATTCAACAATATCAAAAAGGAAATAGACCGTTTATTCAATCAACTACAATAATGGCAAAGCAACCCCATAAAAAACGAATAGAAAAGAGTGTTACTCTTAGTGGTAATGCACTTAATAAAAAGGTACATTTGGGCAAAAATACAGCTCAAAACATTCAGCAGGTAACCAATTTAATGGTGGACATCATCAAAAGACAACGCAGGCTATGGCGTACCGAACTCAACCATTGGCACTCGGCACGTTATGCCCGCTATAGTGTGGACTACCCTCGTACTTACCCATTGGAGGAGGTATACCAGGATGTACTCCTCGACGGACACCTTACTGGTATCACCGAAAACCGTACCCTACGAACTACCAATAAGGACTTCGTTATCGTCATCGATGAGATTAAGGACGACACTCTAACCGAGTATATCAAGGATAAACAATGGTTTGAGGACGTGATCGAGTTCGCTCACCAAAGCATCTATCACGGGCATTCTCCTATATGGCTCAAAGAAGTAACCAAGGGCGAAATCAAAGCCGTAGAGCTTATTGATAGGGGCTTGGTAATCCCCGAAAAGCACGTACTTTTAAAAGACTACGATGCTACCACTGGCATAGACCTACGAGATGTGGAAGAGGTAGTATTAGTAGCACAATTCTACAAGCATTCGGGGTTGCTTGAAAAGGCTACCCCTTATGCAATACTCAAGCGCCATTCGTGGGGTAGTTGGGACGAGTTCGAGGAGTTATTCGGTATACCTATCCGCATTGCCAAAATAGCTTCGCAAAGTGATAGTGTGAAAGAGGAAGTTGCCCAGTGGTTAGAGGAAATGGGTTCAGCTTCGTATGGTGTTTTTCCTATTGGTACAGAAGTAGATATCAAAGAGAATAGCAAAGCCGATGCCTTCCAAGTGTTTTACCGCAAGATTGAAGCCTTAGACAAGGAGTTATCAAAACTCGTACTTCACCAAACAATGACTACCGAAAACGGCAGTAGCAAGGCACAAGGCACAGTACACGAGAACACCTTAGAGGAGGTAGTCTATGCCGACGAAAAGAAGATGTTAGCTTTCCTCAATAACCAACTTTTGCCAGCTATGCGTGCCATTGGCTACTCTATACCCGACAATGCCAAAATAGCAGTAGAAAAAACTACAGACCCTAACAAGCAAATCACTATAGACGGCGTACTCTTAGGGCGTGGCTATATTCTTACCCAAGACTATATAGAGCGTACTTATGGGGTAGAAATAGAAAGTATGCCTACCTCTACCTTTGGAGGAAGTAGTGAGGGTGAGTCAAAAAAAGCCTAAGCCTACTCAAGTTACACTATCACACCCATTGTTGCCCCGAGCACGAGCCTATAAAGCTCAGCAAGGAAGACAACGACTTGAGTAGGCTCATAGAGGGTTACATACGTGAGGCTTTTGAAAAGCGCGATATTAGTGAAGCACAAAGCAAAGAACTATGGCAATACTACTACAAGCACCTAAATAAAGCCTTAGCAGAGGGCTACAACCCTACTATTGAGGAAACCAATACCGAACTCGTAACCTCACTAAAGCACAACCTTGCTCGCTTCTCAGCTTTTAAAGAAACGAGTTTTAAACAGCAAATAGAAGCCTCTCTAACTAAAAATGGTAAGGTGCTTTCGTGGCAAGAGTTCAAGGCAGAGGCTAACAAACTGAATATAGAATACAATAGGCGTTGGTTACAAACCGAGTATAACCAAACAGTAGCCAATGCCTTATCAGCGCAAAAGTACGAGGAGTATATAGCCAATAAGCGCATATACCCTAACCTTACTTATCACGCGGTGCACGATGACCGTACCCGTGAAACTCATCGCGCCTGGGACGGACTTACGCTACCCGTAGAGCATTCTTTTTGGAAAACACACCTACCCCCTAATGATTGGGGTTGCCGTTGCTATGTAGAGCCTACTGCTGGCCCCGTAACAGAAGGCGTACGTACAGAAGATATACCCATAAAAGAAGCCTTTGCTAACAATCCCGCTCTTTCTGGTGAGATATTTCCTATAATACCCTATGCCAAAGGAATGAGCGAAAAAGCCGTAAAAGAGGTAGAGAAGCAAGTAGAAAAACGACTTAAAAAGGAGAAGGCTAAAGCTAAAAGAGCAGAGGAAATGTGGCAAACCATACCTACTGAAAAGGGTACGGTTAGGGTAAGTTCATTACACGGTAAAGATGAGAAAGCCGAAAATGTAGAAATAGCTTCTTACTTAGCTAATAAATATGGCTATGAAATAGACCTTATAGAAAAGTCTAACATATCGGGGGAGAAAAGTGCCGATACGTTTAATAAAACATTGGAGATAAAGCAGGAGTACAAACGTATTCATAAGCCTACTAAAAGTGCTATTGATAATGCCTTGAGGGGTACAAAGGAACAAGCTAAACACATTGTTTTGGATATTAAAACAGATATATCAAGTGGAGACCTGCGGGATAGTATTCAAGATAGGGTAAAACGTTCTACTTGGATTGAGGAAGTATTAGTTATTAGAAATGGTATAGACAAAACCTACTTAAGGGAAAACATACTTAAAGAAGACTGGACTCTGTAAAATAAAACAGGCAAGTAAATATGAGTTATTTACCTGCCTGAGTCGGGGTCGAGAGTTTTCTTATGTAGCCTCCCAACCAATTTGTACTGCAAAAGTACAACTTTATTTTAAACTGCCAAAAATTTTTTCAACTTTCTGCATAAATACCCTCATAAAAAACTATTGCCCCCACTGTACGAGGGGAAAGGTACATCTGTGTAGCTACTTCTGCTATAATAGCCTCCATTCGCCACTTTGGATGTTTTAAACTAAGTGTTTCAAAGAGTTTGCGTACACTTTCATTACGCCGTTTTAAACGCTCTTTTCTTTGTAGGGTATAGGTTTGCATAAATATAGGTTTTAGACCGCAAAAATAAAAAAACACCCCCATTTTTCCAAATTGGATTTTAGCGGGTGTTTTTATTTTAAGAGTCCTATTTTCCTTTTTTATCTTCTACCAATAACTTTATAAGGAATAAGGCATCATCTTCCACATTAGAGCTATTAACCATTCTGTACATACTATAAGGAGGATTAGCTTCCACAATCTTCTTATAGAGTTCATCTGTATTAGTAATTCCCACTAGCTCGTTATAATCTCTCCCCTTTGGGAAGGCAAATAAGTAAGTAGTAACCTGTCTTTTTTGATATGCCTTATTAACATATGATTTCATATCTTCCTGAGAAGTTTTTTCTCCATAAGTTATTAAGTATATATTAGCTACATCATCCATATTATAGGACGCAATATCATTAATATCTCCTGAAGAACAAGATACTAACAGAGCACTAATAAATAAAAATGTTAAAAATTTTTTCATCATTTCTTTTTTTATTAAATTTTTAGGCAAAGTTAGAAAAAAATCAGCTATTTTCCAAATTGAAAATGCGGGTTACAAAAAAATGATACAAATCAAATTCTTAAGTTTCCCAACGTTTTTGATTAAGATAGGTCTCAGCATAAGGCATTGCAGTGCCATCAAGTTTCTTTTTATTACGTTCTTTTTCTATTCCTAAAAAGGCTTTGATAACTTCTTCCGCCTTGAGTTTCTCAAATTTCTTTTTAGCTACTGCTTTAGTACCTATTTTTCCATACTCAATCCAAAAGTCTTCAAAAGTTACTGAGAAAGGAATTTTTTCAATAATAAAATGTTTTTTAAGAGCAATATCATTGGCAAGTATTTGTATTCGTTCTTCGGTATAGGGTATTCGTTCAGGATGAAAAAGCCATAACCATTGTTTTATAGTAAGAGGTTCTCCTGTATTTTCAAATACTCTTAAATTACCATTTGAGTCGTATTTAAATACATGCTCAGAAGGAGTATTTTTACCCTTAAAAAAATAAGTATTTTCCATAGTTATGCTAATTGTTCGTTGATTTTATATGTTATTTGTAATAGTGTTTGGCGTTCATATTGTCCGTAGTGTTCCATTGTAAGAATGTACCCTAAAAACTTTTCTAACATATCGGCTTCGTAGAGTTTGAGCCAAAACCTGCGTTGTTTTTGCGTGGTAAAACCCATATAAAAGCGGGTGGCTTTGAGGGTTACTTCTCGCATAATGCTGTAGAGTACACGTTGCTCTCGGTTGTTGAATAGGGGCTGCCTTATAAATGTAACACGGGCAAGTACTTCAGCTTGGTCTTGTGATAAGGTAAGGGCGATTTTCATTGGTTTGCGGTTTTATAGAGGTCTATTAGTTTAAGTAAAAGGGCTTCGCGGGCTTTCTCATAATGTTTCTCGTAGGTAAACTCCCAATCTCCAAAGTCTAATTTTGGGGTGAAAATATAGGCTGAAGTGCCTTTGCTGGTAGCTTCGAGGTTGCCATAGTAGCCTCTTTCTCTAAACCATTCAAATACTTGTTCCCAAGAGTATAATTCTTTTCTAATTGCTGTAATACCTGTACCTACGGAATAAGATATTACACTTCTTTTATCAAATCCTATTGCTTTCAATTCTTTGACAATATTCAAGGGAATGTGCCAAGTAGGGTAATTTTCTTTATTCATTTTTAATAGTGTTTAAAGGGTTATTCTAAATATAGACCTGTGGTTACTTGTTGGTTGTATTTACCGCCTTCAACTCCGTATAGAATGGAACATCTCTTTATTTCCTCTTCGGTAAGAGATTTGGATTTTTTTTGTTCTGGGTGATAGATACCTGAACGAATTATATACAAGCTAAAAAAGGTTTCTTGCATTGCCTCACGGCGTTTATTTTTAGTTTTAGTAGTTCGGCAACGATTCACTATCGGTAAGCCGTGTTGGCGCCATTGCTGGTTTAGATGTGGTTTGAAATAGCCATAAGCACTATCTAATGTTACCCAATCTAAGTAGGGCATCTGTATTGCTATCTCTTTCACTCCACTATCTTTAATGCGATAGATTTTATAATTTTTCTCTTTGAAAAAGTATTCTATCAGTTGTATAAGTAACCACTCGTCTAAGTTAGATGCATACTTGAAGTAGTATTCTTTTTCGTCTATACTATTAAGTTCGGCTTCTGAAATGTTATATTTCTCAAGTAGTTTTTTTAGCATTTTTTCTGCTGATTGCCGTTCTCCCGCTATGCCTCTTTTTACAAGTTCGTAGACTTTTGTGATTTTTTCTTTTACTTTGTCGTTCATATTGTAATTGTATTTTTTAGTGTTATACATCAACTTCCGCTTCTGTGAGTTGCTTTCCGCAATCTTTGCAAAATATTGCAGTTACCTGTACCGTACAATACCCATCTATCGTCCGTAATACTTGGTTCTTGTGAAGACATTTTTCTTTTTTCACTTGTTGTTTGTTACTTTTTCTTATGTTGATATCGTTTTTCAATTATCTTTTCTAATGCCCCTATTACCTTACTGACTTCCTTAGTTGTCATTTCCTTGAGGGGCTTTTGTACAGGAC